TTTCTTTTTGTTTTTTTAGGTTAATTATGCCAATCCGTTAGTTCCGAACTGATCTACTTGAGATACGGCTACACCTAATCTCCATTTTGCGATGAATTTTACAACATCTTGTCCTTTGTCAAAGAAGAACTGTACAGTTGATGCGTCATCTTCTAATCCAGTACCTGCAACAATCATTGAAGATGGTCCACATGCCACGTAATCCGATCCCGTGAGACCTGATGTTTTGACTACTTTGACATTAGCACCCGGTAATTCGAAAGATCTACCGTCGCCTTGGTCATAGTGGTAATAGTTTTGTGCAACTAATGCTCTTCTTAGAGTGTTAAAGTTAGCTGGAGACATGATCATAATTAGATCGTCTCTATCTTTAGATGCTTCATTTACTGCATCAAAGATATTAAGTGACTGTTCCACGGCGTTAGCTAGGGTGAATGCAGCTGGGTTAGCAGATACAGTCGCTCCGTTAGCGCCAGTTACTTGGTCTTTAATCCCTGTCCCGGTACCGTCACCTGAGATTAAGTAAGATTCGTTGTACTTAGAGATTCTTTTTACATAGTAATCAGCGATTACCTCTTCGAAAGGTACTGATTCTTGGTTTGCTGCCGCAGACATTCTCTGGCTTAACCAGTATTGTCTTAGGTCTTCTGGACATAAGTCCATTTTTACTTGTTTGTCTCTGATAGTAATATCTACCTGAGAGAAATTTACATCGCCTGAAGGATTCCATCCACAAGCTAAGTCAGCTACGTTTAAGTCGCCGTCCATTAAGTTAATTGCTACAGTTCCAGCAGAAAGTCCAGATCTTAAGTCTACATAAGACATTAAGTCAGTTTCTAATACTGCCTTTGCAATTAAATCCATTGACGTTTCGTCTGTGTACGTGCTTAGGGCTGTTAAATCAAATGCCATAATTTTAGTGTTTTGTTTTTAATTGTTTTGGTTTGGTTTACTTTCTACCTTGTCTTAAAGCAACAAGTCTTTCGAATCTTGCTTCAGCTGTAGATTGTTTGTTAATTTTCTCTTGTGAGAAGGTATTAGATACCTTTTTTGCTGCTGGTTCGTCAGCAACTTCGTTAAATCTTGAAGTTAGAACAGAAAGTTCTTCTTTTAGTTCTTTAATCTCTTCAGTGTAAGGTTCTAACATTCCAGCAATACCTTCTAGTAAGCCTTCTACATCAAAATCTTTTTCTTTTACGATTACTTCTTCTTCCTCTTCGAAAGTTTCTTCTGCTTCAGATACAGACTCTTCAGAGCCTTTATCTTCTACATTTGTAATCTCTCCGGATTCACCTACAGTGATTAATAAACCGTCAGTAGTTTCATGTTTTCCTTCGGGAGCGAATGGGTCTTCATCTGCACCTTCTCCAGCTCTTACAAATAAGATTGCTCCTGCTTGTAATTCACCTTCAGTGTACACTTCAGTTCCATCTACTAGAGTAGCCTCAGCCATTTTGACTTTAACTTCCTCTTTTTCTTCGATTTCTTCCATGTTAACTTTCTTAACTTCTTCAGTAGCAGCACCAAGCATTACTCTTAGTTTGCTAATTGCGTCGTTAACTGTCATACTGTTTGAATTTATTTAGTTTAATATGGCTTATGCCATACACTTAGAAATATGTATCTGGCAAATATTGACAGAAGTTATGGAACAATAGCCACAAACCAACTATAACTACTATAAACATTAATTAAATTACATAATGAAAATTGTAACTGAAGGTTCCTCCATCCTTATTGGAGGGTTTGAATTTAGGCTGGTTCCCTCTAAAAGACCATCAAGTAAAACTACACATTACCTACACATCTTTAAAGATGGACATGCTATTACTCCACCTAAAGCTGGTGCGTTTGTTAACTTAGCAGAAGGTACATGGGATCCTCTTGTACTTACTAATTTAGAATATGCTATAGAGCTTACACATGTGGTGAATACATATTTTGGTAGTATTAAAACAATTAGGTATTACGCAGGAGATCCGTTAAACATTAGAACTATGAAAGATCTAACTGCAAAAACAACAACAGTAATATGGAAACGATAGAACCATCATATCATGAGTATATGGCAGCTGTTAATAAAATGATTGACAATAAAGAGCTGACTGTAGAACAAGGTGTAATACTAAGATGTTGCTATAAAGCACGTATGAATGGAGCGCCAGTACATGTAAACTATTTAATCCAGGCAACTGGTCTTAAATGGCGTGAAATTAACAATACGTTAAATGGCTTAGTATTGCGTGGAGCAATCAAGCGTATAGAAAAGAAATGGTACTGGATTTAGTCTTTCTTCTTTCTACGTATCTCAATTATGCGCACTACGTTTAGGATAATACCTGTAACGATTAGTGCCATAGTTAGCATTGACGTCCAATCAATCATTGCAGCACCCGCTGCCGCAACAGTTGTCCCGTTTGCTATTGAGTCTTTTACTTCTTCCATTAGATGTTAGTGGCTTTTTCAATGAAGTTGCCAGCGATTGAATAACCGTTGAGCTCTCCGTTTTTAATTTGTTTCCAAGTCTCTTCATCGTTAATTTTGTATGATGCCATCCAAGTTCCAGCTGGAACATTAAAGCCCATAGCTTTTGATTTATCCATGGATGGATCCTCAACAATCCAAGACTCAAGCAAAGTATTATTAGTAACAATGTTATCATCGTGATTTATATCCGTGTTGTTCTGTTTGTTATACTCAAAGAATTTACGTGCAATCTTCTTAATAGTATCTTTAGAGAAGTATACGTGGAATGGATTACCCATTGTATCTTTTCTAAGTATAAGCTGTTGAGGCACCATAGCTGGGCCTGTTACAATCATCTCTTCGTCATCAGAGAATGCAAACGTACCTGGGTATCTCCAGTAGTCATTAGAGCTTGATGCCACTTGACCTGCACGACCGCTTGCTCTACCTTTTGACATTATGACAGTTTCTCTACCATCTTTGTAAACTTCTAGTTCTTCCCAGTAATGATTGCAGTAAACGCCTCCTTTGTAGTCAAAGATACTATAAGCTTGACCTGGTCTATGTCTGAACCCTGTATTAATTCTACTATCCATCTCTCTGATTTCTTGACGACTATACAGTTTGTTTAGTCTCATCATAGCTTTACAGAAATTCCTTTGTGGTGCAGCGCCGGCATATCTGTATTTAATCTCTGGCTCATTATCTAGGTCCTGACGGCCTAAAATATCTAAGCCAACAATACCTTTAACATAGTCACCGATGTTCTCAAAATCGCTCTTAGATGTATCTACGTAAACTGCATTCTCATAGTCTACTGTTTCACCAAACTCATCCATTAGCTCAAGTATGAAGGTTTGCATCTCTTCGAACTCTTCATCTTTAAATTTAGCATTTTCGACTGGTACACAGTTAGGAACAGTTCTACCGTTAAGTTGTTTTACACCAATAGCTTCATAACCTGGCCAACAAGCTCCGTCTAAGTCAAATGCTTCACAGTCTTCACACTCTTCACCTTCCCAGTAAGAGTAACAAACTGCAATAGCTTGATCTTCTTCCATACCTTCTCCTTTTAGTACAGGAATACATCTACCGATAAAATCAGCTTCTGATTCACCACCTCTAGGCTCTACAAAGTCGTAGGCACCAAAATCTTTACGTAGTTCTTCGTATTTTGAAGCCACATAGTATTTTTCTAGCTCTTTTAGTGTCTCATTATCTTCTCTCCACTTGCTATATAGCTTTAGAGACTGAAAACTAGGTACTGTATTGTCAAACTCTACTCTCTGGCCGTTCACATTGTAATATGGGAAGCCCAGATTAGCTCTTCTGCCTTCAGAGTAGTAATCATTAATATCAAGTATGCCATCGAACTGGGATGCCGTAAGGTCCACTATCGTACCGTTCTCTTTATGTTGAATGTACCAGTGTGTAGCCTCAAAATCTACACCTTCTACTTTATACTGCATTTTCTTAATGCATTTTAGATCGTATGGTCCGTTATAGCCACCCATTGCGTAGAATAAGAATTGTGCTACTTGGTAGCAGTAACCAAATGGGTATTCTGTGTTAACACCTTTCTCTTTTAGCAACTTCATTTGATCTGCATGGTTTACACCACCTTCACCAGCTGCACCACCGCCTGGTTTCTTAAATAGTTCTATATTATCATTAAAAAATTTGTCAAACTTCTCAAAACCAGTATTATCTACTATCTGTTCTTCACTAAATGCTAAAAAATCTATACCAATTGCTGGTTTATCTACGATTGACATTACTTCAACACCTAAGTCATCGAAGTCCATTTCATCCCAATCAATTAAAAGTTCTACTATTTTCTTCATAATGTATTTATCTTACAACCTTGCTAGGTCATTAATTTTTGCATCAGCCTCTTGTTGTGACGTCATTTCATCAGATACTACATAAGCTCGTATAGCGCCGCCTGTCGAACCGGTTTGTTCTCCGAGTGTCTGTACATTCTGTTCACTAGTATCTGCTTCTGCAGCGCCTCCTAAT